TGGTCATCGTAATATCCAGCATACGCCTCTCATCCCCTTCAAGTCCAGATAATAATATACTAAGATGATCTAGAAAGATGACACGGCATTCAAGTCCAGTAGCCATGTATTCGATTCTATTATAGATGATATCTGGATCATAACTTCCAAACCCATCAAAACAAAAAAGATTCCAATTGGCAATACTATTTCCAAAGGCGGTGTCAAGTTCTTCTTTTTCATGTTCGCCTAGTTGTAGGTTTTTTCCAACAGCTGTGGACATCAATCCAAGTGCTGTTCTCCTATTAGATGCTTCAAGTTCCAAGATGCCAACATGTTCGCCTTTTTGTAGTAGGTCAGTTGCGCAGTGACGCATGATGCTGGTCTTTCCGCTTCCAGACCCAGCAGTAAATGTTGTAAGTTCTCCATACCTGATCCCGTGTAATTTCGTATTGAGTCCTTCGAATGGGTATTCATGGTCATAAGGTGCCTGTGGTGTAGTTACAATTTCTAGAAGGGTCTTACCGTCTATTATACCGTCTGGTCTATAAGGTTTTGCATCCCATATCGCTTTTCTTATTGCTTCGTGATCATTAGCTTGTAAAGCTTCAGATGCATCCTTATATAAATCCATTCTAGCAATCTTAACCTTTCCAGGTGGTAAAATGCTAGCGACTTCTTCAGTTGCTTTACGTCCTTGATCGTCATGATCAAAGAACAATACTATTTCATCATAACCTTGGAATAATGGGATTTGTTTTTGACAATCCTTCTTAGCTGATGCTGCTCCATGAGGTAGTGAAACCATAGGCCAACCTGACATAGCTTCATAACAGCTAGCAGCGTCTAATTCACCCTCAGTAACAACAATACGTTTACCAGTAGTAGGGAAACGATGCTGAGCGAATAAGGTATCAGTGGAAAGTCCTTCATATCTAAAGTCCTTTTGTTTCGTTTTTATTTTAGCACCTTTTAAGACTCCAGATTTATCATGGTAAGGAAACCTAAGTGTATTTCCGTCCCTGTAGATCTGATAGAACTGATTGGTTTTTTCAGATAAATTCCTCTTATTTAACCTTTCAGCTGTTCCTGTTAGGTGGACAGTTTTTGACATTCTTTGACTGTGAATAACGTCATTGTCGCCTGGTGTTCGTTCATGACATACAAAACAAAATGTATGCCCATCAGTATATAAACTATTTGCGTCTGATGATCCGCAACTTTCACATGGTATGTGTCTTAGAAATTCTGATTCAGATTCCATAATGTTCTTCCATATGACAATTGTAACACAAACAATCACATTTTTGAACTTCTTTCATTATGGTATCCCATCCTCTACGACCAATAAGATCACCCACATTGGCAATTTTTATCTCACCTGATCTATGGTGCCACTGTAATCCTTGTGTTGCACCGCACCGAGAACAAGATTGATCCTTCATAAAATCTGACCATTGCTGCCTACGCTTCTTACGTCCGGCCTTAGACCTTGCTTTATACACTTCCTTATTTTTTTGGTAGTGTCGTTTCTGCGCTTCAGTGTATGCCATTAGATTCCATAATTGTATAGAACCAACTCGTCTCTTTTCTTTTGGTCTTCCAGGTATTTACCTTTAGACCTCATAGTATATGTTAAAGGGTATGATTCAATCATCCATTCACCTCTAAATCTGTCTCTAATTAATAAGGAATCATTATATGAAATAAGTTGTGACCCTTTACAATTAGTACATTTTTCAGCGAATGCTGCATGATTAAACATTTTATGAACATCACCCTTCTTACCATATAACTTCGATTCTATTTCATAAGGAGGATCTAAGTAAGTAAAGGTGGTATTATCATTTGAAAGTAATTCTTCATAGGATTCATTAGTAATTAACCAATCCTTTATAAGTTCTCCATATTCAGGTAGTTTTGTTATACCTCTATATGAGAAATTAGATATACTTGCTTGTTTAGAAAAAGAGGATGACTCAGATAATCCTGAGAATGAGCACTTGTTGATCACATAGAACCGGATAGCATCCTTTAATTCGTCACCATCGGTGCCTAGGTGCTCCTTAGAGTGCTTGAATAGACGTTTAGCACTGTCAGGTTCAGGGTGTGTGTTCTTAAGTGCCCCAAGGTATTCTGAGAGGACATCCCCTTGTTGCTGTAGTTGCTTCCAGAAATTATATACTGGGTAGTATAGGTCATTTACCCACACCTTTAAATGTGGGTAGCGTTTCGTTGCCTCAATGGACATCGAACCCCCACCAAGAAAGGGCTCACGCCATTCTCTATAGTCAGTTAAATCAGGGATAAAGTTAAAGAGCTTCTTTAGTGCTCTTGACTTACCACCTGGATAACGTAGTGGTGTTTTCAGATTAACCATTCGAGTGGGATATCGTGGAAGTGTGTCCAAGGTATGTCATGTTTTTCACACCATTGGGCATATGTAGTTTTTGAACGTTTTGAAATTTTATTATATGGTGATTGAAAGACCATCCTCAAATCTAAATCTGGGTTATCTTTCTTCACTTGTTTTATCTTACGTCTGTCTTCACTAGCCCAATAACCTTTGCACTCTAAAACAGTATAATTAGGGAGTACAAAGTCAGGCGTATAATTGTGCTGTATAACATAAGATATCTTTTTCGATTCGTATTCATACGAGATACCAAGTTCAGAAAGAAGATCAGCGACCCTCTCTTCTAAACCTGATCTAAATTTAATTGGTTTTTCTTTCTTCTCTTTCAATTTGGCATAAGTTTTCTTAGCCCATTCAAGAGATTCTTTAGAAGTCTTCGTCATCTTCGACTGAATCTGGAGTGGTTGCAGCTGTTACATTAGGATCAGCTGTTTTAAAACCTGATGTAGTACCGAATAGTTCTGCTACTTCCGTAACGTCTAAGTCACCAGTATCTACACCAGCTTCTCCTTTCACTGAGACAACTTGTACACCAACCAACTTAAGAGAGCTACCATAGGTAACCCCATCCCGTAGAATATACGGCTTCTGGTAGAAACCCAATTTAACAGTCGAGCCAGCATAAAGCGGTGTTTTGGTATCAGTTACAGGTGTACCCTCAGTGTCTACCACTGGAGGTTTTCTATCTTCGTTCCAAGAGAACTTTAATTTATATTTACCCTTTGCAACTTCTTCCCATGGCTCAGGCTTTAACGTACTGCGCTTAGGATTTTTTAATTTTGATTCTGCCCATTTAAGTACTTCTTGTCTCTCTTCATCTAATTTATTGACAATCTCTTCATCAACAATAGCTGCTAAGGAATGACCAAACTTACTAGGTTCTAGTATAGCTTGAAACCCCTCAAGAGTAACGGGTTTTACTGTAGTATGTATAGTTCTAGACATCACTAACAACTCCGGTTAAAGCTTCCTCTAGTGATTGAGGTTCTCTTGTTTCACCACCTGGTGGTTGATACTCACAAGGCATGGTGTCTAATTGATCTAAGTCTTTGCCTGGCTTAGATTGTTTCTTTAACTCGTTGGATAATGAATCTCTATATTGTGAGAGGTCGTTGATTCGAGCCTCTATGGTTTCTATTTGCTCTTGCTTTGCTTTTCTCTCAGCAGCTTGGAGTCTCTCTTCGGAGACAACAATAACTCTAGTAGGTGCAAAGAAGGAGTCAAATAAGGATGGGTATAACATTTAACAAAAGAAATAAGTGGAGTCAATCACGGTTTCCGGTTCAAGGTCGCCAATGATCGGTGGTTCAGTTTCAGCTCCTATTTGAGAAGCGAAATCGGTTAAGTAATCATTCTCAGCGAATAGGTACATATATACTTCCCTAACTACATTAGATAGGTGAGTCATATCTGTAGCTCTACATAGTACTGAGTCATGAATTAGTGCAATTGGTAGATCAAATTTATCTACGCTTAAGTGTAAGAGGCTACTGTCTAAAGAGTGTATAAGATTAGGTGCTGTAGCAGCTTTATGCCTACTCTTATCAATCTCACCAGTCTCATCTGTAGCTACGCTCATTTGACATCTACCAAGGAGTCTAAGTTGAATAGTTTCTACTTTCCTTTTCATTATCCGTTGTACAACAACGAAACCTGAAGGTGTAGTCCACGTTAATTCCTTGATACCACGTTTAATAGCTCTAGCTACTTCATCTTCTATCCATTTCATCACTGCCATCGGTCCTGGTACAACATTAGACATAGCATCCCTAACAGCCTTGACTGTGATTGTTAGTTCATCTTTATCTATTTCAATACCCTTTTCCAGCAGTGCATCTTTAATGTACGATCGGTTGCTAAAAGGTTTAGCATTGTAAGGGATTGTCATAACTGTTCTTTTGACACACTTTCTATCTAGTATATCTTTAACAGAATCAGGACAATTCCATTTAGCTACACCTGCTACTTTAGCATATGCATCTTGTGGTCTATCAGAAGGTAGTACATTTACCAACTGAGCAGTGGACTTATCCCTAGCCAATCCTGCCAGTATTTGTAATCCTGAACAGGTGGCGTCGGTTGCCACAGGAAGGCGTGTAGTCTCCCTATCTTTCTTAATAACACAGTGGTAGTATTCATCACAAGCACCTAAGAATTGCCAAGGTTCCTCGGCTGCTTCCCAATCAGACACACTATCTATAGGGTCTGTAGCTACTTTAGATATTAACTCTGTGTTTTGACTAACCCATTCTAACCTCTCAGTCATCGTAGACTTGTCTAATCCATAAGTTGTGGCACATTGAAATGCTAACCAGTCACATCCATCTTTAGTTAGAACTGCTTCATCAGCGAAGTTAATAAGTGACTTACCGAAGTCGGTATCTTGTGGAGTAAGAAATGCGGGTATAGGATAAGCCCGACCTCTATAATCAAAAGACCAAGGTATATGAAACCTCTCTTCATCTTTAAACCTCCTTACCGCTTCCATAGTCATCCGTGTTCTACACGAACGTCTAAATTCTTGTGACTGTCTATTCATTACTACTGCAGCTTCTCTACGGTACTTCTTTCTAGAATCCTTATTCTCTGCAATATCTACCGGCTTAGGTGGTAGGTCGTAATGAGTGATTGGGAGAAATTTACCCACACTTCTTTCAAGCTTCTCTAACTCCTCAGCTACTTTGACTGTGAAAGGGTTTAATCTATAACCAACCTTCTGAATCTTATTCAAAAAGGCGAGTGGTTTTTCTCCCTGTATAAGGCAGGGCTTGCCCCTCCTCACTAGATCATGACCATTCATCACCTCATTTAAGAGATAACCACCCTTTGTATCATTGGTCCAATCATTAGGTTTAATTAACATTGGCCAAGATAAAGGACTAAACAATTCAGCATTGGACATGATCTCATCCTTGATATCTAGGAATTCAGGAGTAGGTACTACATATAGCGTAGTCTTCCTACCTTCTCTAATAGGTTGTCTGTAAAACCAATTGCTTGATTCCATAATACAATCTAATAACCATCCACCAAGTCTAACCCTAACAGCTGTACTCCAAGGTTTCCATCTTTCTACATTGTAACGATTCATTAATGTTTGAATGTTAACAAGTTTCTGATGTGTCCCCGATGAGGAATGCCAATAGTTTTTCTTAAGAGTATTCAACAATCCAGGGGCTTTAGTCTCATAGTGTCTCATTTGGCACTCATCTTCTATAGCATGTCCAATAGAACTGCACACATTAACTGCAGTACTACTACCTTCCTTGAAACTGAATACCTTATCAAAGGTTAACTTACATGCTATGGCGGCAGCAGCAATAGGTTCAAGGTCTTTCAAATACGTATGTATATCCTTGAATGCTACTCCGTTGTGTCTTGCATGTATTCTATTGTTAGTATCTTCAATCCTTTTAACAAGTAGTGGTAATAGTGTATCAATTGAAGCGATACCGTATATAGAAGCTGAGGCATAACTCTTATCTTCTAGTTTAATAGTATTATCAGTCAGACGTTTAAGTCCTTGTCTAATTTGATCACGTTCAAGGTTAAGTTGTTTTTCAATTAACGCTTGATGTATGGTAGTAGTCATAGATCTCATCATTAATTTGATCAACTAATAGTTCTTTAATCTCATTATAATGAGGGTGATCTAATGGTAATAGATCTAGTGCTTGCTTTTCGTATGATATTATATCATCAAGCAAGCGGGTCATCGAATTCGTTGTAGTCTTCTTCATTTAATGATACAGTGTGAATTTCATCTGAGGTACACACAATAAAATCTGATTCTCCCATATCCATTATCTCACGTGCTTTGTTTTTAGCCGCAAGTTCTCTTTGATATACATATTCTTTAACCTTACCGGTGGTTCTGTTAGTTTCACGGATCATACAGACTACAGAAGATGGTAATTCCCATCCATGAGTTTTCCAGTCCATGAAATCTTCATAGTCGATAGGCATAAAGAACTTAGAATCAGCTTCTTTGTATGCTTTCCAATTGTTAGGAAAATAAGGTTTCTTTTTAGGCATTAATCTACTGGAATAACATCGACAAGGTAATCATCCATCAATGCAGCTTCATCATAAGCAATGTATGCTGCATCCATATCATCAGTGGCTAAGATCATAAAATCTCGTCCACTTTCAAGGCGACAATTGTAATGTCTATATTGCTCCCTGTAAAGAGCTTGACTTTGAATCATGATCAGAATTTGATAGAATTAATTAGATTTTAATTGAGAACGATTCTCATTAGCATTAAGTTTTCTAATCAAAGCCTTTAATCTTCTCTTAGATTGCCTTAATGCCTGAGGTTTCAACGTTCTTTTGTTATACTTTTGACTGTGAAATCGCCAATTAGATACTATCATCTTCAGTAACACCTCCGTGGTGCTCAATATTAGTATCTCTTTCCTCTATCAATCTATAGTCAATAGATAACACTGGAATCAACCCCTTCAATTGTTTAACAATTTCAAAGATTGTTTCCCTTGGATCTCTATTAGTCTTAACATTGATAGAGAATTGATACTTCTTAAAATCGTCAGACATTAGACTGTGAATGTAAAAATAAGGGATAGTGAGTCCCTAAGAAAAGCCCGAAGGCTTTATTTAGAGAGTCGTTGATAAGTCTTCTTGGTAAATTCTACCACAGACTTGAGGTCATTCATCGCTTCCTTTAACTCATAGTTATTAATCTTAACACGGTTCTTGAAGTCTTCCCATAGAGCATCTCTGTCTATAAGTTGTACATCATCGAGTTGAGATTGCACTTTAGTTATAGTAACGGGTGTTTGTTCAGTAGGTATAACTACCTTTAATGGTTCAGTCATTTTCTTAGTCCTTGCCTTTCTTACAGGGCGTGGCTTTAATTGTGTCGCAGTTGACATAATAAATAAAATGGGTGAACAAATGGGAGGTGAGTCCCAAAGCGGGTAATCGGATTCGAACCGATAACAATAGCTTGGAAGGCTACAGTTTTACCATTAAACTATACCCGCAAAGCGGAGAGAGAAGGATTCGAACCTTCGGTAGGTGTTACCCTACAACTGCTTAGCAAGCAGCCGCTTTAAG